ATGTATCCAGATGCGCTGGATGTCATCGAGGACAGCTTCAGCACCGTCGATTTCCACTACAACGACCGGCCGGAAACCGCGTTCTGGACCGATAACAACCGCCGCCGTGTGCGTCTCGTTCAATGCCACTGGCTGGACAAGGGCATCTGGTGGCAGGCGACGTACACCAAGCACGGCATGCTGGCATCGCCGCAGAAGAGTAAGCTCAAGGACCGGCGCGGCAAGAGTGCGTGCGGGTTGCTGCTGCAGTCGTCCTACATCAACCGTGAGAACGGCCGCTACGGCATGATCCGCATGTTGATCAGCCTCCAGGACGAGATCAACAAGCGTCGCAGCAAGGCGCTGCATCTGTTGAGCGTGCGCCAGGTGATCGCCGAGCAGGGCGCGGTGCAGGACGTGGACAAGGCGCGGCGCGAGGTCGCCAAGCCGGACGGCTACGTCGAGATCATGCCCGGCCTCAAATTCGAGATTGAGAGCGGTGCGGAACTGGCGACCGGGCAGTTCCAGTTGCTGCAGCACGCGACCGCCGAGATGCAGCTTGCCGGGCCGAACGCAGCGATGGGCGGCACCGATCCACGCGAGTTGTCAGGTCGCGCGATCCTGGCACAGCAGGCCGGCGGGCAGGCCGCCAACGAGCCGCTGGCCGATGCGCTGCGCATGTGGAGCAGGCGCGTCTATGAAATGGCGTGGATGGCGGCGCGCGAGTTCTGGTCCGGCGGCAAGTGGGTCAGGGTCACCGACGAGTTGAATGATGTCAGATACGTGGGCATCAACCAGCCGATCCGTGTGATCGACATGCTGGCGAAGATGGACGACGAGAAACGCGCCATGACGGCGCAGCGCATGCAGCTCGTGCCCGGCGATCCTCGGCTCTATCAGGTCATCAAGGTTGAGAACGACATCACGTCGCTCGACGTGGACATCAGCATTGCCGAGGGCATCGATGTGCCCAGCATACAGAATGAGCAGTTCCAGGTGCTGGTGCAGTTGGCCGGCATGCAGCCTGGGTTGATACCGCCAGAGGTGCTGATCGCCGCGAGCGGGCTGCGTGACAAGGAGATGCTGCTGGAGCGGCTCAAGGAGCACCAGAAGGCTAACGCGGAGAAGCAGCAGAAAGTCGAGCAGATCGCCACTGCCGACAAGGCTGCCGACATCCAGGGCAAGCAGGCGAAGGCGCAGGCCGACATGGCACTGGCGCAGGAACGCAAGATCAACAGCGTACGCGGCGTCCACGGTATGCACGCCGAGTATTCAGCGCCGCCATACGGCCAGCCCTACACCGCTGACAACGCCGCACAGCCACAGTCGCCGCCGGTCGATCCGACGCAGATGACGCCGGAAATGGCGATGGCCCACCACATGACGGAACTCGCCAAGATGCAGGCGGAAATCCGCAACAAGGATGCGTCCACGGCACTGACGGCAGCCAAGATACCGCAGACCCACCACCAGACGCTCAATACGCTGATCCAGGCCGATCGCCTGGCGCGCACGCCAATACCGCGACCAGCAGCGCCCACCGCGCGCTAACTCCCGAGGACATCATGGCTACAGAACTAGAGAACTTCCTCGCATCCGAGGCAGGCGACAACACGCCTCCACCACCGCCTACGCCGCCCACAGAGGCATCGCCAGCGGCTCCAGAGCCAAAGCCGGAACCCAAGGCCGAGCCGGCAGCCAAGGCCGCCCCAGAGCCGGCTGAGGACGACGCGGAGACGGCAGAGCGGCTTGACCACAACGGCCAGCCTTACGTGCCGCATCAGGCTCTGGAGCGTGAACGCCAGCGTCGCCAGGACTGGAAGGAAAAGGCCAGCCGCGCCGAGGGTGAATTGGCGGCACTGCGCCGGCAACTGGAGGAGGCGCAGCGTGCTCCGCCGCCACCACCGCAGCCGGTCTATCGCGCGCCACCACCGGACCCGAACACCGATCCGCAGGGCTATCAGCAATACGCCCATCAGGTGGAGATGGAGCGTCAGATCAACCAGAACCTGAACTACAGCGAATGGATGCTGCGCGATAAGCTAGGCGACGAGACGGTGAGTGCCTTGCAGGCCGAGTTCAAGCGCATGGCCGAGGCCGACCAGACGCTGTTTCAGAAGATGTACAGCCAGCCGCATCCCTATCGCTGGATGCAGCAGCAGGTCGAGAAGCACCGCGCCATGGCCGAGATCGGCGACGATCCGGCGCAGTTCCGCGCGAAGGTCGAGGCAGAGGCGCGCGCGAAGTGGGAGGCAGAGGCGCGGTCGCAACCCGCACCTGTATCACCCGCTGCCGGCATGCATCCGTCTCTCGCTACCGCACGCAGCGTCGCAGGACGTACCACGCCAGGATGGACCGGCGAGCCGAGCCTCGATGACGTGGTCAGCAGCATTCAGAACCGCAAGCGCTCCAACGGCACAGTCGGGCCGCGCTTCTAGTTCTGCATACCCGCCGCCGGGGTTACGTCGGGCGTTTCGTCCATCACCAGGTCGTTGAAGTGGTGATCACCGTCTCCGGGTGAGCCTGACGGGTGCCGACCGTCGCCGGGTCGTTCGTCCGGGCGTTTCGACCACAAGGACATAGGGTCGTTGAAGCAGTCCGCATCGCTTAGTGCGGAAAACCCCAACAATGGCTGACATGAATGTAACGGCCGCTAGGCCGGGACTAACTCCAATTCAATGGAGTTCCGACTTCTGGGTCGAGTATCTTCGCGAGAATCAATTCAGTCCATATTTTGGGACTTCTATGGACGCGATGATTCAACTCCAAACGGATCTTACGCGTAAGCCCGGCGACAGCGTCGTGTTCCCCACCGTCCGCAACCTGGTGGGCGCAGGCGTTACCGGCAACACCGTGCTCGAGGGCAATGAGGAAATACTCAACGCCCGTAGCCTGAAGGTAGCCGTCAGCGTGATCCGTCACGCAGTGGCGGTGAGCCAGTGGGACGAGCAGAAGTCGGTGATCGACCTGCTGCAGGCCGGCAAGCAAGTCCTCAAGAACTGGGCGGCCAACAAGCTGCGTGCCGACATCATCACGTCGCTGGGTGCCATCACGGCTGACGGCGATGTGCAGTTGACGTATGCGGCGGCAACGGCGGCACAGCGCAATACGTGGCTCACCAACAACGCTGACCGCGTGCTGTTCGGCGCTACCAAGAGCAATGCCGTCAGCAACGTGTATGCGACCGCGCTGACCACGATCGACAACACTGCCGACAAGCTCACCGCCGCGCAGCTCACCTTGGCGAAGAGAATTGCCAGGACTGCGAACCCCAAGATCCGGCCTATCCGGGTCAGCGGCGACGAGGAGTGGTACGTGGTGTTTGTGCCCAGCCTGCCGTTCCGCGACCTCATGCAAGACCCCACCATCGTCAACTCGCTGCAATACGCGTGGGACCGTGGTCGCGACAATCCGCTGTTCACAGCAGGGGATATTTTGTGGAACGGGCTGATCATCAGGGAAATCCCCGAACTGCCTGTCGTGCCCGATGTGGGTGCAGGCGCCACGGTGGATGCTGCGGCGAGCTACCTCTGCGGTGCGCAGGCCATCGGTATCGCATGGGCGCAGCGGACGAAGGCGATCACCAACGAGCGCGACTACGGGTTCTTCTCGGGAATCGGGGTCCAGGAGATCAGGGGCGTGAGTAAGTTGCGCTTCGGTATTGATCCGACGGTAGATCAAACCAAGCCAGTTGATAATGGGATCGTAACGATCTGGTCAGCTGCGGAGCCTGACGCATAGGCAACGAATAATCGTTGTTGAATGTAGGTTATGGTTGTTGCTAAACTTAGCGAGGTCGGAAGGTGTGTCACCACCCTCCGACCCCTGACCACAACAGACGAAGGAACCGACTGTCATGGCTACCCAAGATTATGGAACATGTCCCGACTGCGGCAATCCTCTGAGCGAAGAGGATGCGCGGGCTGACTTCAACCGCCGCGCTGATCTCATCATGGAAGCTCTGGATGGCGCTGATCCCGTGACCATTGAGGTGCTTCTGTCGATGTTCGCCGGGCGTTATATCGCCGAGTATGTGCCGGAGGACCAGAAGAAGGCCAAGCGCGGCCTTGTCCGAGAGATCGGTATACAAACCAGGGAGCATGTGATCCGATCCTGCGACGCTTAAGGCGGCGTCCATGGTCAAGCCGTATGTGCCCTACGACGGGCCTATCATCAGTCGTG